GGACCAGCAGATGGTTCATTTGCATTAGTCCAAAAATCACCATCTGTCCAATTAGAACTACTATAAAAATTTGAACCATGATAAAAATTGGTAGTAATATAATCAGTAAAGTTTGAGTCAGGAAATTGATCTTCTACATCTCTAAAATAATGATTACCATAATTCCAGTTCCCTTGAGTTTTTGATACTGTACAAAGTTCCCAGTACCATTTTCCTGAAGTTGGGAATGGCATAGTTGCATCTATATATTCAATATTTCTCATTTCTAAATTACCACCAGTTAATTCACCTGCTGCTAAACCATCACTAGATATAGGATTTAAAGTTGGAAAATTATTCGTAGGTGTATCAAGAACTTGGTCGTGTGCTCCAAGTCCACTTGTGGTAAAATCATTACCGTTTCCGGATTCGTCGTCCCCGAGGTCAGCACTATCTCTGCCATCGATTTTAAATCCGTTACTTCCGTAACTACCACTATATTCTTTAGGGATCCAGATCCCACTACTGTTTACTTCTCCGAAGTTTTCTGGTCCATAACTAATACCATCTAAATAATGTATTTCTGCTGCATATCCATCATAATAATTAGTACCTCCATATAATCTAAAAAGTCGTAATGCCAAACCACTTGTCCAAACATTTGCATCAGCATTTAATGTTGGATAACTCTCTGTACTAAAACTTGTTTCTCTTTGTCCATTTACATAAAGTCTAATCCTGTCAGTAGAAATTTGATTAGTAGAATCAACAGTTAAAACAAAATGGTACCAGGCTGATGGGTCTCGGAAAACTCTGTTTGTAACCAAAGAAGTAGTACCAAACAATGCAACAAGAAATGTATCATCTGATTGAATAATTATAGGAACATCTTGTTGATATGACCAAACATCTTGCCTTGACCCTAATAAACTTCTTTTTAACCAAAGTGATATTGTAAATTGTTTTTTATTTCCAGCACCAGAAAAAGTTTTTTCCATATATGCACTATCAGCAGAATTAAACCTAATTGATTGTTCGATTTCATATACGGTTGTACCTGATCCAGCTGCACCTGCAATAACATTATTTTGAAATACCATTTATACCTCTTGTATTATTTAACATCTAGTGATGCCGCCATATGCACACTAGAACTTGATAACACAACGTAGTCAATACGGTCGACGGCAGAAGCTGTCGTTGTTAGTGTAGGAGCCGTACCCCCAACAAAATCATAAGCAGCATTAAATGACAACGTTCTTGATCCAGTACCGTCCTGACGAATAAAGAACGACCCGGTCTGTCCTTTTTGCACATTTGTTGGCGCACCTAAGTTTCTGTTACCACCTAATCTAACATCAAAGTTTTGACCACTGTTGAAGTTTACTGAGATCGTTGATGCATCAGTTAATGAAACAATATCAGCAACGGCTGACTTTGTAATTCTAAGTTGTTTACCAAGTGAATCAACAGCACTAACCGATATAGCTGTCGTTGCAAATAGTTTAGTTGTATCCGTAATTGAACTACTAATACTTGTTGTGATAACTCTTGTTGAATCTACAGCTGTAGCTGATACCGTACCACCTACCGTGATAGGACCAACAGCACCACCTTCTGTAGATAACGCACTTACACCTACTGGGTCAACAGCATTGTGTACATTTTTTCCATCACAATAAATAAACTTTGAACCACCACGAGGGGCAATAACATTTGTTGTTGTTACGGCTGTTTTTAATTTAACGGTATATGTACCACCTGTTGTTTGGTTATCAACAACATATAACTTTTCAACACTAGGAATTACAATCGTAGAGTTTGACCCTAATGTTCCTTCAATTCTTAATACGGCATTACGAGCCTGATCGGCTGCACCGTTAGTTGCGGTTAATGATGTTGTGGCTCCTGTTGTACTGACAACGACTACACCACCAACGGCTTCGTCAACCATGTCAATAACTTGTTGATTAAGACGATCACCCCAAGTGTTTGCGTTTTCACCATCAGCTTGTTTCTCTAATCTGAGTCTTGTTGTATAATTACTAGGCATAATTAATTACTTCCTTTTACTAATGTATTATCGCCTCCAGCTGGTGAGGCATTGTTTCTCATATCATCCTGTCTTGTTCTTCTAGCTTCATTCAATAAGTCAGTAAAGGCTCGTTGATACTCTTGTTCCCAAACTTGAGCTGCTGAGTAATTCTTCATGAACATACAAGCTTCCTTCATACTAGCATAAAACAATGCATTAGAACAATATTTGGTAAAGAAATTCTCTTGGTGCACTGAGGTTGCTGCTGTTGGTTGGACGATATAAGACATTTCACAATCATAGGCCGATACAGGTGTAGGAGCTATTAGTAAATTATCAAAGCCAAAGTTGGCATAATACCGAGGAACTCCTGTACTTGTACGTTGTGGCCAATAGTCATTTAAATATTCATCGGTCTTTTGTAATAAATTAATACGTGTACCATCAGACTTTAATATATTTAAATTTTTAATAATAAGTGTATTTAGTGGTTTGGTAATAAACGGATCACCAATAACCAGATTTGATGTTGCATATTGTACAACACCATACGAATCTATTTCTCTTGTTAATCGTGCTTCAGCTCTTTCTATAAAAGCTGGGATATCACCAACAAACTCTGTGCTGGTATCTTCACTTGTTGTTTTAATTCTGCTTACTAATTCGTTGTATGTTATACTCATATCTTCTTAGCCTTCCATATTTCAGAAGTACCACCAAAAACTTTCGGTGTCCATATTCCTCTTATGTGTGTTCTAAATCTAGCACTAACTCCTGTTAATACCAAGTTACCATCACCGTTTATGTTTGGCGATATAATTCTTGTTCTAATCACTGGTTGGAAGTTTGTTTTACCTCCCATACCTGCGTGTATACTACACTGATAGTATAATGTAGTTGGTCCATCATTCGCAACAAAGATTGAAGTATAAGCTCCAGCATTACCCGGAGTTCCTTCTGTTACTACATTTGTTGTATATGGTATGGTTCTACCTTCGTCTCTATAAAATCTTAAAGGGTGTCCACTATTTGTACTATCAGATTGGTCAAAGGTATAAAGTGTTCGACTTTTAACAAGATTTAAACCATACTGTTGTCTACCGTCAATAAAATATTTATTATTGCCACCTACATTTACAACCGTTACTTTAAATGTTTTACCTTCACTATATATAACTGGATTAGCCCCAGCTCCAATATTTTCATTACCTGTTGCAAATGTTATTGAAGTACCCGATGCTGATATAAAAGGTCCTGCAAATGTTTCAGCCGCACGGGAAACAAAAGAAATATCATTTCCTGTTATGGGAACTCGTGTGCTTATCTTTTGAGAAACACTACGTAAAGTAGTCGTTAAAGATACTCCTGTTACATTACTTGTTTTAACAACTTCAACGGTTGCCGATCGTAAACTAAATCCTATATTTGCTCTGGTAACAGATACACTCGCATTAGCTGCTGTGGCTACACTACGAAGAGATAAACTTATTCCTGCGTTAGTTACAAAAGCTGTTCCCGGAATGGTTACTGCTACAGAACGAAGAGTAGTCGATAATGAAACTCCTGTTACCGTAACCGATCGGTCTACAACACTTCGGTTCCATGCACCTGAGTTCCAAGTATTTCTACTGTATCCACTAGTAACCACAGACATAGACGATTAACCTCGACTATGAAAGTGTGATAATAGCAGTGGCGGCAGCAGCAGCTGGGAATGAAATCGTAAAGGTACCGTTAGTCGATACTTTATCAGACCCAAAGTCTAAAACAGCAATAGCTTTATTACTATTAGATGAATTATATATTAATGCTCCTCTAGCTGAGAATGTTGTACTTGTAAAAGATATATCAGCAAAATCAATAATTGCTGTTCCACCAGAAGCAGATGTACCACCGAGTGAAATAGTCACACCCGTTAGTGTGCCTCCACCAGGAGCATACCCACCACTCGATACAACTTCATTAGACGTTGAGTACGCAGCCGTACCCGCAGACAAAGAAGCCGCACTTGTGAATAAAGCTATCTTTAAGGTATCAGTTTTAATCTGATGCCCTTCTTGTAAAACTTCCGATTTAAAGGAATTACATACAGCTTGTGTAATGGCCATTTTTAGTTACCTCTCTTTGTAAATGTTGAATCATCAGGACTCCACCCAGCATCACCAGTTGTAGCTAGTACGACTTCTGGACGTGCATCCCTCAAGTTTTCATCGTCATTAATCCTTGGAGTTTTGTTCTGCGGGTGATCCAATATATTATATCGACCATCCGTTTCCGAAGCTCCAACTACTAATCCCGTTGGCTCTTTGACTCGTTCAGAGTATTTAAATCTAAACCCTGATCGATCGCAGATAAAGTATGCATACTTACCTTTTGCCATTATAACCTAAACGATGGCTTAATCAAAAGACTAGCTCTTTCTTTATCTGCATACATTGCTGATGTTAATTCTTCTTCATACATCTGCTTTAACATACTGGCTCGTTCTGATGTAATGCCTGGTCTTTTAATAGACATTTTATAAGCTAAGCCTGTTGATAAACATGGTAAGAATCTAAAAGGAACATCAGGATCTTGGTTAGATTTGTTTACATCTTCAACTTTATTAAAGCTAAAGTACGACAAAATTGGTGTGCCACTTGACGTTGTAGCATCAGGGGTAGGCCATAAATATAATTCAGCTGCATCTCTTAATCGATTAATAGCATACTGTGTTGGTCTACCTGTTTGTGTCTTGTTGGTAATTCGTTGATAAGCTTCCATTGTTATTCTTGTCAAAGCTAAATCAGTATCTGTTGAGCCACTGACTGTTCTATGAACAAGTTCAGTTATATCTATAAGTGAAGCTGGTAATGTGTATTTGGCTGTACCGTTTGTAATATCTAATGTAGCAATGTTTTGTTTCCATAGTAATATACCACGGTTCATCCAGTCGATAAGGAGAAGGTTAAGTGTACGTCGTGCTTCTAGTGGTTCAAACCCTAGAGACTGTTCGCCACCTAACATAGACATAGCTTCTTCGATTACATCAGCTATATCTAGATTAAATGTTGTTGTTCCTGAAGTTGCCATAATTACCTATCGTCGAAGTCAGTTCCGTATGATGGGTTGACTGTTCCTCCAGTAAAATATTTATTACCTACTTTACCACCACCAGCTTTAGAATCTTTTCGTTTATTCTTTAATTCTTTTAGTCTTTTCTTTAATTTTGTTTCACCTTTGTTTTGTCTCGGTAAATTAGGTGTATAAGAACTTTTTGTAAAATCATCATCAGCAGCTTCAAGACCTGGTATTTTAGCAATAAGTTTTGCAGCCGTTCTTTCCATTGCATCTTTTACTCTTCTTGAAAATATATTATCTCTATTTAAATCTGCTATATCTCTTTTTAAATTTTTATGTTTCTGTTCCGCTTTTTTACGTTCTTTTTCAATTTCACTACTCATTTCTTTTTTTCCTTTCCCCATTCATATAGGTTATCAAATGTTGTTTCCCAGTCCATATAACTATCGTGTTGTTCTGCGGAGTGTTCCCACTGTGACGGTACAAAGTCTGGTGGTCCTTCTCCAACTGCCCATAGCGCAGGGTTGGTTACACGTACACGATTGTTTGGTAGTGCTACTATACAACCTTTATAGGGACCTGATGTTAATTCCAACACATGTGATTGTTTATGTTGTGCTGGATCATCCGATATATAACTGTCGGTATAGTCAACCGTAAACATATACTTACCATTATAAAACTCACCTGCTATTTTACACAACCACGGACTTGAACTAATTCGATCCATTCTGATGATGGCATGATTACGACTGGAGCAGTCCCAAGGTTGGGCTAAATGAGTTTGAATATTTGGTGGCCATTCATCGAATGGTGTGTCCCCCACTAAAGCCGTTATTGGTATACGTGCCCACATAGCTCCACCGTGGGGATTGGGGTGGTCTTCGCCACATCCTGTAAACACAACTTGAAATCCTAAACAACGGTCTGGAATAGTGCACACTGCAAAAGCCAAAGCATGGAGAAACTCTCCTTGGTATTTTTCGTGGTTATGCGTGAACTCTTTCCTCACCCAACACTTAAAGTGTGGGATGTTAGAAATCGTATATGCCACTATCTAGCTCTGCCACCTCGTGCCATGTACTTGGAAGTCTTACCACCTTTAGCCATATACTTAGATGTCTTACCTCCACCCTTCATTCTGTACTTAGATGTTTTACCACCACCGGCCATGCGAGTTTTGGATGTTTTACCACCACCGGCCATTCTATATTTAGATGTTTTACCACCAGCTTTAAATCCACTGTGCATATATGGATTTGAAATCCCACCTGGTTCTAAAGCTTTTCTAACTTTAGTCGGTATACCTCTTTTTTGTGTATCAATAACTCTTTTAGTTTTCTTTGGTTTAGGTTTAACTGTCTGTCTTGCAGATCCCCCAAGGAAAGCTTGGTTAGCTCGACTTCCCTTACCTACTTTGCCTGCAACTTTTTGTTTTTCTTTTAAAGCATAACGAAGAGTTTTAGTTTTACTATCAGTAGGTCTATTACTTTTAGTTGTAGTTTTTTTAGTTCTACTTTGTTTTTTTGCTATGCCAGCAAAGTCAGTATCTTTAGGTCTGGTCTTACCTAGTTTACCCTTCACTGTTTTTCTGTTTCGTATCATTACCATTTTATAGTGCTCCTTTTAAGTACATTATTTCAAGTGTTAGTATAGTTATTGCTGTCACTAAAGACAATGTTAAAATAATCATATTCTTTAGTCGACGTTTACGACGAGCCTCTGCCTCCAAAGCTTTCTTACGACGAACTCTTTCCGCAGCTATCTCAGCTTGTAGTCTTTCCCACTGTCCCGGAGAACCAAATAACATAAATAGTTCTCGCATCTCATCACGGATACGATTGGCTTCCTCTTTACGAAAGTGAGCATCGATTGCTGTCTGCTCAGCTCCCGTTAATTTACCAAGTATACCACCCTTCTTTTCGGCAGCAAATGATAAATCAGCTTCAGCTTTAGCTAGTCTTGTTATAGGACCAACCAAAGAAGCTAAATCTTTACCGGCTTTAACAGCACTGGATATCGTACTACTGGCTGTCTTTAATGCAGCAAAAGCCATTAATGGATCAATCATCGTCGTCTATGCCCTTCTTTTAGTTTTAACCTTTTGTTTTTTACCACTAGCGCTAATAGGATATCGTATTGATGTGGGCTTTGGACCAGTATTAGTCTTGGCTCTTTTTCTTTTAACAGCCGCAGCTTTCTGACCAGCTGTCATTCTATTAGCGACTGCCTTGGGACGGCAGACAGGATACTTTCTTTTTGACGACTTAGCTGATTTACGACCACACTTTTTACCTGTCGATATATCTACCCAATCTTCTTTGAACCACGTCTTTAAACCTTTTTTAGCCATTACCTTTTTCCTTTAATTTATATTTATCTGGAACTTTACCATACCCAACAACTCTGTCCCATTGTCTTTGTGTGTAGTAATTTTTATCAGGCATTTTTCATTTTGGGGTATTTAGTTTTCTTTCTGCGATTGTTCATAACAGCACCACAACCACGAGCAATCTTACCACCCCTAGCTAATTTAATTGTACCACCACCAGCTTTACTAGGCTTTGGTCCTCTAAAATCTTTTCTCTTTTTACCACCCGGTCCTTTTATTTTACCCGCACAGACCTTTGATGCATAGGCATTTGCATAAGCACTTGGGTAGACTGCGAACTTAGCTTTAGCTGCTCTTTTACCTCTAGGACATAGTTTTGGCATATTTATAACCCCATCTATTTTCTGATAAGTCCCACACTCTTTTAGTGTCTTGTGGAATCTTAACAAGCATATTGTTAAACCTTATTACGTTTTTTGTTACTTGCATATCTTCTACCTTTCTTCTTCTTGTTTGATGGTTTTGATACTTGTTGTCCTATATTACCACGATTTATAGCCATATTAAACACCTATAAGTATCTTTGCAATAACTGATGTTGCTCCTGATTGCATAACAACTGTGGCACACACAGCCCCTATGACTAACCATTTAACTTGAAAGATAGATTTCTTAACACAACCCATATCTTCTTTAAGTTCAGATACATCTTCACGTAACTGAGCTTCACGTTCAATATGACGTGTTAATTCAAGTTTAAGATCTGTTAAATCTTTATTGGTCATGGTTTAGAATATCCAACACCACAATAGTAAACCAACTATTGCAGCTATATACCAATGCTTTTTACATTCTGAACATTTAAGTTTTTCTTTGATCTTCATCCAAATCATATTCATATCTAACATTTCCATCTCCTCCTTGCTTGACAGATTCTTTTATTAGGTGTCTTTCGACAGTTAACATTATGCATCTTGGCTTGACCCGCAGATCGTGCGCAAAATGACCTTCTTCTTTTCGCAGCTTTACTACCCTTTGCGACTTTACCCGTAACAGCAGTTTTTAATTTAGAGCCAGGATTAGCACGACGATAAGCGGCTACACCTTTCGATGTCATACCCGCACCTTGTTTAGTTGGTCTAAAGTTACCAGACTTAACACTAGACTTTATGCCCATGCCCTTTTTCTTTTTACGAACGGCCATGTACTATCCTACAAAAAATGTACCAGCTACACTAACTCCTGCATTCATAGTGACATGCAGATTTGTTTCATAACGAATACCCGCATCTTCAATATACTGATCAGATGAACCCCCGGCTATTAGTCTTTGTTTCATGATAATTGATCCAGCTGCACCACCATCTCTTAACACAATGTCAGTTGCTGAAGCCATACCATTTACGAGACTATATCCTCTAAGTCTACCTGGAATCGAATCTATCGTAGATGTAGATGTTGCGAATATTGCTTTTATATTTGTTGCCATATTTAATTCCTTATATTTAACAATAAATAATAGGGGCCATTACTGACCCCCATTATCATTTATATCCTAGGACGATCCCGCAGAACCATAGTAAGATCTCCAGTCACTGAAACCAAAGCTATATCTTTCTCTAGCTTTAAATCTCAAGTTACCAGTATCAAAGTCTGGTTCCATTTTCGTAGCCAAAGGTGCTCTTACGAACATTTTAGCTCCGTTAGGAACATCTGTTTTAATGAAGTATGCATTACTATCTGTGAATCTGTGGTTCACAAAATAGCCACTAGGTAGCATACTCATTGAACGGATGGCATTAATATCATTGACATTCGTCACACCATCTTTATTTGTTGGTCCCGTTCCAGTTGCGGAGAAACCAAAGTGAATAGGTGTAGTTGACAATGTACTAGCTAAGATTTTCTCAGCAGTAAATTGTAAGTCAGGTGGAATGTGCAATGATCTTGCACGTGATCCAATTAAGATATTTCTATCATCCTTAGTGTTTTGAACAGCAATCAAAGCAGTTTCTAGTGTTGTTTCAGAAAGGTCTGAAGCAGCTAGTAAGTTGTCTTGAGTGCCACCCACTACTGGGTGAGAGTTCGAGAAGAATGGTTGTCCATCTCCACCAGGGAACGATGTGCTGAAACCATTGTTAAACACATTAGCAGCTTTAACCTGCTTAGTAGTTGACATAGCTCTAGCCAGACCTCTTGCACGAATTTTTGCAAATGTGTCATACAAGTTGTCCTCCATAGCTTCCTCAGTTACTGCGAAAGCAAGAGCTACTGTCTCATGTGAATAACGGCTGGTAAATGACTCTGTTGCAGAATCATACTGTACAGCTGCACCTTCTGATTTAGTTGGTGCTTCACCGAAACCAGTGAATAGAACTTCTTCTTCAAAAGCTCTGTCCGAGTTTTCAATCTCAAATAAAGGTGCGTGTTCGTCCTCTATTGAGCCATACTCCAATCCAAAGACTGCGTTTAATCCAGGAAGGAGCTGTTTTGCGATATTACCTCTATTTATAGCCATAATATTTCCCTCCTATATGTCAGTTATAGAAACGACTGACCCTTTACCGTAGTCATCTCTATGTAAGTTAAGTTTAACCTCGAACTTTGGAAATCGATCGGTTGCAGTTTCACCAGGTAGTGTAGACCTTCTAAGCACTCTTAATGCTTTTGCAGAATCAGCTCCTGCTCCGCCTTTCATGCCGAAACCAGAGATACCTGTGATAGTTGAACCAGAACCTAAAGTTACATCAAAGTTCAAACCGACTTGAGTGTCTGCGACAGTCGCATCTGCTTGTACTATATATGTAGCATTAGGATCATCAAGAACTAAAGCTTTTGGATTATTAGTTGATGATGAAGTGTCTGCTGGAAAATAGTTACTAAACGTAGGTTGCTTAGTAACAGGATCTGTCCAGTTAACACCCATAAAAACTCCAGCTTGTAGATTGCCAGTAGCTGATACTTTATGAATAGTACCGTTGACAATTTTTACTAAATCGCCTTGGAAAATGTTTTCGTCATTACCGTTAGTAATGTCGTACTCATTCATACCACTCGTATTGTATCCACCACCACGCATTCTAGAAGGTTGAAGTCCATTCAGATTTTTAGATGTTGCCATCTTAACCTCCTTCAAAAGTTAGTGTTGTTTATAATAACCAAACACTTTTATTTATTAAAGTGTGTTGGTCTTCCTGTGGTAACTTTTGATCGACTGTTATTAGAGATTGGCATACGAGGATCGTTTTTGCTCATAAGCTGTCTGTTGATAGCATCAGTTTGTGACTGGGTAAAATCATCTACGTGTTGTTTGTAACCATCGTTACTTTCAATACTATTAGCAGCTAAAGCTACATCACCACGTATAACTAAATTACCTAGACTACCAGCAGCTTGGTTTTGGAAACCAGCACTCATTTCCGGAACATCTTCAGGTTTGACAAAGTCCCAACCTTCATATTGTTTCGTTTGAACATTTTGATCATCATATTGTCCCTTTAGAGAAACACGTATCCATCTAAGAACAAGTCCTTTTTCACGGAAACGGTTTTCAACCTCTTCAGGTATCTTTAACCAATTCTGTCTTTCATATACACCTCGTTGTTTACGAGCTGTAGTTTGTGTTGAACGAGACACTTTTACGTCATTGTTTGTTTTTGTTGTAGTCATATCAATTATTACCTTTCATCCACGTTATACATTTACAGTAGTGTAGTCATCACCGGCCTTCTCGACCTTGGCTTTTTCTCTAGCATACACATCAAGTGGCACTCCCATCTTTTTAGCAAGACGGACATCTTCTTGAGATAGTCTTATCTTACCTTTTGATGAGGCCGAAGTACGTGACTTTCCAGCCACCACTTGAGCAGGTTTATTTGTTGGTTCTTCCTGCTGACCAAACTTATGAGGCATTTCTTTCTTTAGCCTTTTACTTATCTCAGTATAGAACTCTTCACTCTCTGGATCAAAGCCCTCTTGTAATAAATCTTCGTTTATAATATGTGCAGCTTGTGTGGTAATTCTATCTTTATTATACCACTCACTATTATCAGATATCCACTCTCTTGCAAACTTATGTAGTTTAGGAGGTTTCTGAGGTTGAGGTTGTGCTTCTCTAGGAGCTTCTTTATCTCCACTGTCTGCTTGTTTAGGCTCAGTTTTCTTAGCTTGATCTTCAATATAAAATCTTTTAGCTTCAACCATTCTAAGCTCTGTAGTTGCATCAGCAATTGCTTTTTGTGCCTCTAACAGTTTATCTTTATCACCTGAATCATAAGCATTCTTATAGCCTTCCTCAGCAAGTTTAAGCTTGTCTTTAGTTTGATTCTCATAACTAATTAAACTAGCCTTCTCTGTTTCTTGTACTTTTTGTGTAGAGTTTTGAAGTTGTGATTGAAGATCAGCAATTTGTTGTTGTTGCGCTTCGAGTTGTTCTTCTCTCTCTTTACGTTGTTTAATTAGTTGTCTTATTCTTTTTTCAGCACCAGCAGTATTAATACCATCTAATTCCTCTGGATCTTTAGATTCTTCAGTTGGTTCTTCTTTTTTAGTTTCGACTTTTGGTTGCTCAGTTTCTTCTTCAACCTCGTAGTCTTTTTCTGGTTCTTCTTTTTGGGGTTTCGAAACGTCTATTTCTTGATAGCCGTCGTCTTGAGTTTTGTTTTCTTCGTTCATGTTTTCTCCGCAGTTACGAGTTACGATTACGTCAATAAGCTAATTATATAGTATTACTTATCTATATCCAAATAGTTCGGATCAAGATCAGCTGGGTCTGGAACAACCATAAGTATTTGGTCATCAAACAACAACAGCATTCTAATACCTTTATAAAAAAACTTATCGCCTTGATATTTACCATAAACAACATAGTCACCAGGTTTACACCATGCTCGTCCTTTAAACTTTGTGTCATCAGCATAAGCCAACTCACCAACTTTTAATACACGACCAAGGGTTGTTAAGTATTTAGCATCGTCTTTAAATTTATCAGGAAGTAAGATACCCCCTTTAGTCTTTTCTCTAATTGCTACGGGTCTAATTAAAATATGATAACCCGGTAAATGTGGTAATACTTTTGGATCAACGGACTCTTTATCTGTAATCCAATCGTCATTACCTGCAACCGTTGTTGCTACTCCTGCCGCTTTCATTCTTCTTCTACTCCTTCACTATATAAGTTTTTCTCTGCTAATTTAATTTCTTCAAGAGCAATCGTCAAGCCTTCAATAATACCGACTTGATATTTATAGTCAGCATAATTTTCAGATGACCCAGTTGAAATTGCTTCAGCTAGATTGTTTTTTGTCGTCGTAAGTTTTTCTGTAAGGTAATTAGCTACGGCATCCATACATTGTGTCTTTCAAATAATTCTTTTTCAGATTCATACATAGCATCAAGATATTCTTGTTTTATCATTGCCTCTTGTACAGTTATAGGACCACTCGCATCTCGACCACCAACAATTAGTTTACCGTGCATGTAAATAGATGGTTCATCAAACTTCTCACCTAGAGCATCAATCATAATAATCAAATCATTACATAGTGTTTCCATATACCCAAACTTAATATCAGGATAATGGTTAGTTGTATAATGATCATAATAATCTTTAACAACATTTTTATTCCCGACTATTTTAGTAAGGAATGTTTCATACTCTTCGGCTTGGCACTCTCGTTCTAATCTTAAATCGTTTTGCCAGTTCCATTGATGACCTCTGGTGTTTGACTTTTTACGTGCACGATGATGAAACAAACTATGTACAAATGTCATAGGATGTCTAAGAAAAGCAAAAGTTTGTTTATGAGTCATTGGTGTATTATGTGAATCATATACAGCATCACCAACAGCTTTAGCGCCCTCTACATAATTAAACAACATTTGTTTTACCCATCGTCCCCCTGTTTTAGGGACATGTATAAACATACTATTTTTAAGTTCTACTGCCATGTAAAAACAAAAAATCTCCATCAGTTATTTCTGGCATTGTCATCGCTACTTTTACACCATGCTCAACGTCAGTTATTGGTTTTAATCCTTGACCTCTGTGATTATAAAGACAAGAGTATCCTCTATCAAAACAAAATTTAAAAGTTGTATCTACTGGATATTTATTAAACTTATCATAAATCTCTATCATCATGTGAGGTTTATGCTTATCAATAATTTTTTGTGCACCATTCAACACATCAAGTTCTGTACCTTCGGTATCTATTTTTATAAAACAAACATTATGAGCCGATCGACAATGTTCATCTAAGGTTATAACCTTAACATCAATAGGGTAACCATCAACTAGATTTTGAAACGATGAATTAGATAATCGTTTGTTATCAACATAAAATCTTTCTTTACCCGGTTTATCACCAACAGCTAGGTTAAAAGGTGAAAAATTAAGATAATCATTTTGAACTTTACATAGTTGATCGTAGACTTCAGGGACAGCCTCGTACCCTTTGACATGGTCGGCATGCTTCGTAAACCACCGAGTATACTGACCCACACCAGCCCCAACATCAAGGACGACTCCATCAGGATCTATATATTGCTTTGTCTTTCCGACTAAAAATTCTTTAACATGTAAATCGTAATAGTATGGATTAAACACTCGTCGTTGTAATACTTCTTTTGAAAGATAGGGATTAGTTGTCATTTGGTTTCATAATTATTTGTAATGCAATACGTTCTCCAGTCTGCACGTGTGTTCCTCTATGCCAACCAAAGTTCGGTTCAAACAATATAAAATTACTCTTATCAGATGTAAAGTGTTTTAATTTTTTATATAAGTGTTCTGACAGAGGAGTGTTGTTTTTAAATTGTCGTGAAAAGTATGAATTTTTTCGTGCCCATAATGGAAGACCTGCATTTATTTCTCTTTGTTCTACAGTTGATAATGTATTAACTAACTGATTACTTTTACAGAATAACATTTCAACATCATTAAACTTCCATCTATGACTTTCAGGTATATAGGCGAAAGGACCATTACCTCGCTGAACTGTATTAAGATATATAATTGTCTTGATATAATTATACTTCGGATCTATATGTAATGTATATAAATCATTCTTAGGTTTATGCTTTTGATCTGTTTGAAAGTATTCGTTAAAGGTATCGTCTTTATCACTCACATGTAAATTAATATTGGTAATCGAATACGGTTTGGGTAATAGTTTTAATTTATTATAGGTATCGTTTAGAATATCAAAGGCTTTGTGACTTAACGGTATAGTTAACATTCTATCTTGCATCCGTGTATTTCTAATAGGTTCTAATGATTTTAATTCGACAATGTCTTTTTCAAGACAAGCAAGTAAAGAATCGGTATCAATAATAGTGTCGTAATAGCCAAGCTCTTTAAATTGTTTGGGTCCATCATATGATATATTGTTAGATTGTTGTAGTAATGTAAAACCAACTAAGGCAGATTTAAGTTGGTTCTGAACGGTAACCGTAGGCTTAACACTAGAGTAAAGACTATTAATACCTAAAGAAAATGAGTTTATATCTAACTCTCGTATAGCTCGTGATAATACTTCGTATGTTTGAGGTATATCATTATTACTGGGTTCGTAACCTTCGTCATCAAAACAAACGGCGGGATCAGGAAGTTCCACACCGTGGTTTGTTATGCTATCCACTCTGTTGTTTCTCTAAATTATTAATGTAAGCTAATGTTGCTTTGTTTCTTTTTGTTAAAAATTTATCACCAGATTTTCGTTTATATTCTTTTCTTGCTGTGTCATAATCTTTATTAATAATCGCATTTGTAAAAGTTGGGAATACTTTAACTGATCCAACATTGTATGTATAGTCAGCTAATAAAGCTATTTCAGCTTCCGATAATTTACTAGGGTCATAACCCATATCAATTAAATCTTTTTCCGTTTGAATAATAGAATCAGCGAAAACTTTAGTAAATAATTTATTTTGTTGTGCATCTGTCAATTGTAAATTTTTATTTTGTTCAACAAATTTAGTAGCCTCTTCACCAGATAATCCAGCTGCTTGAGATAATGTCATAGCATCTTGTTCCTCGACTCCAGCTTCCATTAATGTGTCCTTAATTTCTTTAGCCGTCTTTTGTTTCATATCATATCCTAAACCAATCGTTACTCCACTGGTCGGTGTAGGATGATGTGGTTTTGTGCTGTTAGGACCAATCTCTTGGTTATAAGTAAGATCACTCATTTCCTTCATTTTTCTCATATTCTCTAACTCCTTTTCTTGTCTTTCAATTTCAGATATTTTTTCAACCTCTTCTTCAGTTTCAATAATATCTTTTCGTTCAACTGGGATAATTGGTGCTTTAGCCATTTCTCTTTCAGCCGCCTCTTTCTCCATTTGTTCTCTAATGGCTTTCTGAGGGTCTATCCTTTGAGCTTCAAAAGCTTGTTCTAAAAAACCTTTAGGTTGAGTAATCGGTTGTTTAACAGCAAGGTCGGCTGCTTGTTTAAACTCCTCGGCTGATGCTTGAGCCACTGATGATGGTTGGGCGGCTCTGGCTTGTTCAACAAATCCTCCCTCTTGAAACTTTTGTTTGTCAACCAATTTTAAAAGATCCATTACCACTTTAGCTGTAAGGTTGTCGTTTTTTTCTTTTTTACTTTCTTCAATCTTAGCGGCTTCAACCATGGCATCTATGTTAAGTTTCTTTTCTTCAAGAGCGAGTTCCTTATCTTCACGTTCTTTCCTATTTATAACCGATTGTTTTTGTATGTCTAGGTTTTGTTGCTCAATACTATCCAGTCCACCTTGCGCTGCTAACTGGTTCGCTGTGAGAATCTGTTTGGCTGACTCTGCCATAATCATAGTTAGACTAGCGCCTTGGTCAACTTGACCCTCTTGCGCTTTCATGAGTCCACCCATCTGTTCTTGGAATCGAAGAACCATATGTTCTCTGACATTTGCCATTATAATTGGTTCAACCATTTTCATAATTGGGTTGGCACCATTAAGCGGGTCTTGCAAGTATGCGGTCTTCACGGCGATGTGAGCATCGTGGTCTTGTCCTGGAAAAGCTTTGATCGGCTGTCCACGTGTAGCTGACATGATATCGGCGAGAGGGTCCTGTTGCATAGCCTGTTGGGGTGCATTCATAAATCTATCTGGATTATCAACATTAGCCGCGGCAAGAACCGCTTTGTTTACCTCTGGCATATTGAAAGTTCCTGGTGGTGACTGTGAAGCTAACTGTAACATCAGCTGAGCTTGGGCGAGTCTGTGTGAGTTCGATGGTATGTTCGGATCACTAACAGGAACCACGTCGACACGTCCATCGAAATCTTGCTTGAATATCTCGGCAGACTGTCCTATAATATCATAAGGATAAGCTGTTGGTAAAAACTCATGGTTTATTCTAGCTAATATTTTAAACTCGTCCTTCTGGGACTTGTGGAGTCGTTTGTGAATTGCTGAAAAGAACTTACCCGATGCTTCTAATAATGCTAATGTCGTGCCAACCGGACCATAGTTCGTTGCGTCAGACACTACTTGATCTGTCGTGTCAGCAAATTTCTGGCCGGCAGTGGCTACAAAGCCTAACATCTGATAGAGAGTCTGAGATGGTTCTTTATACGGAAGAGGAACTATGGACTTGCCCAAGTCTAAACCCGTTGACTCAACATCACGAAACTCCCCCGGCATTATCGGAGAATTATCGCCGACAACTCTAACACCTCTGGCTTTAAAACCACCTGGTAAATTAGAGAACTGACCTGCATCTATTAGTGCTCTCATTGCTGCCGTTGCCGACATGGTGAGATTACCAAGAAAATGAATTAACCCTAGTCCGTAGAATCCAAAACCAGGTACAAACCT